TCAGGCAGGTGAAGAAATGTTCAATACTTTCTTTGATAACATCGGCAAGGAGATGGATTCAAGAGCCACAGAAATAAAAGTACAGGGTGGTAGTGATACTGAAAGAAGAAGAGAGTTGGTTCAACGATTTAGAGAAAAGGCATTACGACAAATTACCTCTACAGAGTTAAGCCCAAGAAATGTCGTTAACCAAGCATTGTCGATAGATTTTGAATTGCTCAATAACGAACAAATGTCAGCGGCATCTGATAGGATTGCAGACATTCTTACTGAAACTGAGTACGATAAACTTATTAAAGAATTACAGGGCGGTTCAACTCTTGGTCGTGCTTTTGCTTCTGTTAATGCTTTTAAGATACCAAAGCTTTTAAAGGGTATTGTTGGCGTACCTGATTCACCTTATGTTATTGCTGATATTATTTCACAAGTATCGGATGAAATTGATGAAAGCATGGACATAGAGGGGTTAGCTCCTGAGCTTATTGACCAAGCAACTAGAGCGTTGTTTGAGCAAGAGGATAGACCAAACCTACAGGGTCGTGTTGAAAACTTTAACAGATCAACACCCAACTCTGTTAGTTCTAAAATCATGCCTGAAGATAAAGGCAACTTAGCCACACAGCTAGACAACATGCTTGCATCAGTCAATCAAAGCAATATTCCTATTGTCCCACCTGCAACCGCAGTGACACCTGAAACAATGTTATCAGAAACTATCTTGCCTGATCCCGCAGACAGAGAAATATTAGAACGCAGAATGCGTGGTACAGGAATTGGTTCTCTAGCCTAAGCTAACTTTGCGTTATCTTTAAATATTAATTCTTTGGCTTTAACCATTGTTATACCCATCTCTTCGCATATAAGCTCAAGCTTTTGTCTTGGATAATAGCCACGCTCCCAACATTCCATAACAACGAGTTTCTTTTGTACATCCGTCAATGTATTCCAAACACCGTTTTCAAGAACATCTTTACTACGACCACACCCACGACAAGTTACATCACCCCATTGGGTTACTGAACATACACCTATGCATGGGTTAGATGCAAGAGATTCAGACATGTGTAATGACATAATAGCCTCCTATGTCAGTTCACTCCCCTCTTTTTTTGACATCACTTGTTTGTGATTTATCTCAATCATCAAACGCACTTGATCTATTTTTTTTCGTCTTTCAGACGCACAAATCTCTTCCAACATTTCGTAGGTTTTTAAATCGACTGTCAAGGTTCTATAGCCCTTGTTGTAGTCACCCATTAATCACTCCTTTATTTGAAACTTGATTATAACTGATTATAATATATTTTAACACCATGCGAACACTTTTTAACATAAAGATACCTACCTCAACAGATAAAGAGATTAGAAAGATAAAGCGTAAACATGAGGCACCCACACTTCATGGCAACAAGGTATGGGACTCAACCCTGCTAATGATGGACTTCCTTTCACGCTACAACTTATCCAAACATGAAAGTGCATTAGACATTGGGTGTGGTTGGGGTGTACTTATGACATACATGCAACGACAAGGTATGGATGTGGTGGGTATAGAAAAAGATACAAATGTACAACCGTTTGTAGAAGCAGTTGCAAAAATGAACAAACAATCATTGGATGTGTTTTATGAAGATTACTTGGATATACCTAATCATGGTTGGAAGCACCCACATTTAATAACAGGGTGTGACATATGTTATTGGGAAGAACATATAGACAACTTACTGAACATGGTAAAGCATGCAACAGGTACCATACTTATAGCTGACCAAGGTAGAGATACCTTTTGGAAACTATGCAAGAAAGTCAATGGCAACATACATGACATGACCATAAAGACACCAAAAAAGGTACACGGATATGTGCTAGAAATAATGAAATAAAAGTGTTGAAAAGTGTTGCAATTAATATTCAGTTTGCTATTATAAGGGTATGAAAAATATAAATAAGGAGAAAAAAATGGAAAATAAAAATAATGATATTTATGAAATTTTCACTGTTCCTGTATATGAGGGTAATGCTTATATTATGGAAACAGCAGGTAATGGTGGTTGTGAATTTTTGTGGACAGCACCGTTATTAGAAGACGGTACTGTTGATAACACACAGTGGGGATTAGTAGAGGGCGACTATAAAGTAAACACTGTTATAGATAGTGTCGTCTTTGAAGAGCCTAACAACAAAAAAACAGTCTTAGGTGAAATAGCTGTTGAAGACTTCAACAAATTAATAGGAGTAGCGTAATGAGTGCAGAATTTTTAGTAAAGTGGAATGCAGATGCTTATGGCAAAGTAGAGCCAAGAGTAGTTGACATGCAAGAATTCATTGATGATGGCATTGAGGGTGATTGGGGTATGGATGAAGACGGTGAGTTTACACTGGAACATCTACAGAACCTTGAGCTTGGTGACGCTCACATTGTTTATGACCCAAGTGGTTGGTCAGTTAAGTTCATTCGTATCAAAGAGGATAAACAGTGAACAAGCCTGCGGTTTATATAATGGGTGCCTGTGTAGACATACTTGAAGATGTGATTGCAGATTCAAGATTCTTGGGTGTCCATGAAGCAAACGGTGCTTACTTCAATGGTTATGTCACTACAATTGATGATGAGCTTTATTACTATGTGGTAGAAAGATATATAGCTTCAATGGATGCCAAAGAGTTTTTATTGTATTGCTACAAGGTGGAAGAGATTGCAAATATCATACAGGCAAGAAAAGAATATTCGCCTGTTGAGTTGGCAAAAGAATTACAAATACATTTATTAATTAAAACAAATAATTTAAGGGAGGGAGAAAATGGAAAAACTCACTAATGTAACTGTGTGGAATCGCAGTAGAACTTATGTCAAGAAAGACTTGTTTATGGAAGGTGACTTGGTGACAGGCATGACTAATAACAAGCTTAATACTTTCTTGGAATCTTATAAACACAACCCACAAGATTATGTTTCAGTAAACATGCTACCTGCTAACATGTTTGAGGAGCCAAAAGATTTTATAGCTAAGGAGTGCCAAGATGACACAGCATAGTGATAAGTTAGAGGAAAGAAAAGAGGAGTTGTTGCAAGAACAAATGGATAAGACTTGGACTTCTATTTATTCGCAATGGGATAAACGGGACCCTAATTACAAAGATGAAGCTTCTGTTGTAACGAGCTATGCAAGTGGCAGAAGGGTTGAAGACTTTTTTCATCGTAGAGGCAAGCCTAAAACAACTTGGATCGAGCCAATGCGTAAATGGTTATTTGAAAGCAGGTGGTTTAAATGATTGGAACAATATTATTTTGGGTGTGTGTGATTTGGTTGTTCCTTTGTGTCATGGCTTTATCCACTTACATATTTTTAAAATGGTTGGACAACAACAGTACCAACAAAGAGGACATCTTACATTGCAGATGGACTCGTCACGACTAGAGGTGTCATATGAAATTTTGGGATGAGGTAACGAAAAAGTTTTACGATGAAGTAGAGTTTTTTAAATTGTTAAGAAAACGGAGAAAGGATGCCAAGACTAAAAAAGCTTAAGCTGACATTTGAAATGGCATGTTACAAATACAAATGTTTTTATCGTGATAGATACAACATGGGTAATGTAGAAGAGCCTGATATTATAGAATCGTTTCTTGATTCAAAGGAAGGTTGGTTGCTTAGAGCTTTTAACGGTAGCCGATTAGCTCATGTAAATAGACATGGGTATGTTAAACTAAACCATTAATAGAGAGGACAGTATGTTTGGTAAAAAGAAAGACGATGTGTTGGTGCAAACCAATAAAATGACAGCAGATGAGGTCATTGATACTTATGCAAGACTTAACCTGTATCAGAAAGCAGGCTTACTTAGATTGTTGGTCCGTGATGTAATATTTGATTATGAGGATCAACAAATCAGTGGATTGCAATTCAACGACATCGAAGTAGACGGTGCCATAATCATTGCACGGTCAGAAGATTAAATCTTATTGTTAAAACCCTGAACCCTTTTCATTGTGAGGAACTTCCATAGTTCCTCAATTTTTCTAAGCTCAGTACAATGTAGGGCCGGGCATACGCCTTGTCCTAGATTTAGGTCAGGTGCATTTTGTTTAAACTCTTTTTGTGTACACCAACCTATAACATCCATAGCTTCTGAGTTAGGTACAGCCTGTACAAGAATGGCTACATCAGCCTTAAAGTAATCTCTCTTCTTGAATAAAAGATGACCGCCCTGAGTAAAGGTAGCCTTTACATCAATCGAGGTTTCCCCAAACCACATATCAATGTTTGGGTCGATGCCACCTTTGTGAATGTCGTGGTCTATTTGAAATATCTTTGCTACTGCAAGCTCACCTTTGACTCCTAGATAGTCTATATCTGCATCGCTTCTTGTTTTATCTTTGCGTTGATTAGCAACATTAGCGGCTCTTGCCAATTGCCACCGTAGAGATGACGCTTGTTTGCATTCTGATATTTCTTGTTTTGATAATGGTACTCTCATCTTATTCCATATTTTTTTCTTAAAGCAGACACACCTACTTTAAATATTGTTTTGGTTGTATCGCATGGCAAATCCTTATATGCCACATTAAGCAACCTATTAGGCAAGTTGTACATCCTTGGAGGTAGCCAGTATGTACTCAAGTGGCAAATGACATCAATGCGTTTTTCGTTAGTGAATCCATTATCTTTAAGAAACTGAACCCTTTCTGCATGTGTATTCTTTTGTGCTACTTGCATTGCCCAATAGGTATGGTCATGTTGTGGCTTCACATCACAAGTCTGACAGCTTAATCTCTACGATACGATTATGTAAATTGAATGGCGTATACACATTGGTATCTCTAGCCACATTCATATTATCTAATGCCTGTTCATTCAATGACCTACCGTACTCTATGGCACTTGGTTCAAGCTCATAGACTACATAAGGATAGGGATGTGTCTTTTGTATTGCTAAAAACTGAAACCTATCTACATCGGTCATACCTGCTGATCGAGCTGCATCTAAATAAAACGCACACTGTTGATGATAACCAAAGTTTCTAACAGCATAGGTAAATCCTTTAGGTGATGCATCACGACAAGTCTTAAGGTCGATAATTACATTGTCAGCAAGTAGATCGAATCGTGCTTTACATAAATGACCAAAGTAATCAAAGATAACCGTCAATTCTGTTTTATCTTTTTCTTGTGGCTTAAATGCATCCAGTACATCGGTTCTTTCTACACAGGTATCGTATAGCTCTTGGGTAATAACAGTTCTATCACCTACAGTCGATAAGAAGTCTTCATACTCTGCCTTACCTACCTTGGTTCTTTTATCTACTTTGGGAGCTACCGCAAATTCATCATTGAAAACATGAGGTTCTAAAAACAGACAGTGTTGCACCCTTCCTTCTACAAAGAATGATGCTTCACTGTCAGGTTTCTCCTCATACTTCCAAGTGAATGGGTCACGACTAAACGATGTTAAGTCATGAGAACGCACCGCATCTAAAGCGTTGTATTCAGGAAAGGGCATATCTTCATACACACCTTCTTTGTATACAACTATCTCTCTATGATGCTGTTGGAAATCTATTATGTCTGCCATGGTAAAGGTGGGTTGCTAGAAATATATACAGATTTTTATTTGGAGAAAAAAATGAACTACTAGCAACCCTAAAACTTAAAACGGGATGTTTTCTCCGCCATCCTTGTCATCAGCAATGGCATCTAAAGAACCAAACTCTTCTGTCTTTGGCTCTTCGACTTTGTGACCTGCTTTGACTTCAAAAGATTCGTCAATCTTATCTTGCATCCACTCAGGTAACTGAACAAACTTATCACACTCAGCTTTATCATCGTTAGCATAAGCATCACAATCAAAAGCTATTTGCTCATTTACGGTTGCAACTTTCTGTACGCCACCTTCAGGTGCATAAACTGATAATACTTTTGGATTACCACCACTGGTATGACCCACATCTAATTTACAAGTTAGACCTAATACTTTAGTTAGATCGAAACCACCAAGTTCTTCTTGGGTAAATTGTTTTTGTCTCCAAGATACAAGGTGTTGTCTTAGCTTTGCTTTCTCATGTAAAGAAAGATTGTATTGTTGCGTTACTGAAAAAGGCTTTCCATCCTTCATCATTTTATCTGAGGTTTCCCATACAAGAATAACGCTGTGTCTTTTAAAAGTTTCACCTTCGTAAGATTCTTGGTGGGTACCAATGTCTACCACACGATAACATGTGGCGTTGTGTTGTCCTTGTTCTAGGACTTCGTAATCACCGCCTGATGATTGTTCTGAAATGGTTAATGCCATAATTTTCTCCTCTATAGGTTGTTTAATTAATCCTTACCATGTATATTGTAAGGTGTTAAAGACAACATATTATACTTTTTTTGATGAGAGGGCAACTATGGGAATAAAGAATGTGCAAGGTGGCGATAAAAGTCATAACGCACCACTGACCGCAGACGCAATGAATCGCTTCATTGATTTCTTAACTAAACATGGATTTGAAAGGAAAGATGAGAACCTTGTACCAAACCCTGAAAAACCACAAAGAGCATACACAACCATTAATGGCAAGCGAGCTATGTCAGGGTATTATGCTTACTATGATAATTACGGCACACCTGTGGGGTTTGCCTCTGACTATCGTACTGGACAAACATTTGATTTTAAATTATCAGGTCGGTCATCGACCCCCATCAATCGAGAAGCTCTTGAGCGATTTCAAGAAGAGGCAAAGAAAAGCCAAGAAGCTAAATGGTTAAAAGTTGCTAAGAAAGCACAAATGATTTGGGATGCATCTTCGCCATGTACCTCTCATCAATACTTGGATAAAAAGAATGTTGCATCCCATTCTTTAAGAGTATTCAAAGATAGGTTGTTAATACCTATCGTAGATGAGAAAGGTAAATTGTGGAGCTTACAAATGATTTACCCTAATGGTAGAAAAATGTTTCTATCAGGTGGTAAGACAGGTAGTTGTTTCTTTTTAATAGGCACAAAGTTAGTTAAAGAATCACGACAGCTTGGTTTTGGAGAAGGGTACGCAACCTGTGCGACCATTTATGAAGAAAAGAACATACCTATGGTTGTTTGTTTCAACGCAGGCAATCTCAAGAATGTGTCGATGAAGTTTAGCGATTCTATTCCTAATAAAGAATATATTATTTTTGCAGACAACGATGAGAACGATGTAGGTAAAAAGAAAGCAATCGAAGCGGCACAAAAGGTAGATGCTGAGGTGGTCATGCCTGAAGACAGTGGCATGGACTTCAACGACCAAAAACAAATCAAAGGTGAGATCGTACCTAAAAATGTTGAAGTGCCTGAACTGGTTGAGTTGGAAAAGTCATCTAAGGGTAGGGTGATGGCAACCACAGAAAACTATGAAGCCTTAATGGACATATATAAGATTGAAAGTGTTTACGATGTTATTAAAAAACGCATTGACATCAACATACCTAAATTTAAACCCATCGCAGATTTAAAAGATGAAGCGACTTTGGTTGAACTTGAAAACTTATGCATTAAGAACTTCTTACCGCATCAAAGAGTTAGGGATGCAATTAAGATTATTAGTAAAGAGTATAACCCTGTAGCCTCTTGGATTGATTCTAAGCCTTGGGATGGTCAAGAACGCATCACAGAGTTCTGTAATACCGTTACCAGTGAAGATGAACCGTTAAAGCATGTACTAATGAGAAAGTGGTTATTGTCTTGTGTGGCGTGTGCATTTGAGCCTGAAGGTGTTAGTTTGGAAGGCATGTTGGTGTTCCAAGGTAAACAAGGTTTAGGTAAAACACTTTGGTTTAAACGCTTGGCTGACTTTAATCGTGGTTGGTTGTTAGAGGGTGCTACCCTTGACCCAAAAGATAAGGACAGTGTAAAGAAATGTGTAAGCCATTGGATTGTAGAACTAGGAGAACTTGAGTCTACCTTTAAGAAGGCTGACATTAACCAACTGAAAGCTTTTATTACCTCACGCTCTGACGAGATGAGGCTACCGTATGATAGAACCTTTACTAACTATCAAAGACGCACCGCATTCTTTGCTTCAGTGAACGAACCTGAGTTCTTGGCTGACGGTAGTGGTAACAGACGCTTTTGGTGTCTGAAAGTCACGGACATCAATCCACATCACGGTATCAACATGCAACAAATGTGGGCTGAGGTTAAAGTTAAGTTATTTAAAGCAGGTGAAAAGAATTGGTATTTGGATCACAAAGAAAGAGATATGTTACAAGAATCCAATGAAGGATTTAGAACCCAAGGTGCAGTTGAGGATTTAATCTTGCATCATGTGGAGTTCGATGCGTTGGATTCTGAGAAGAAAGGTTGGCAACTGACACACATGCTAAGAGCCATGGGCATACGCAATCCTAGAAACATAGACTTCAAAGATGCATCAAGAGTGTTAACAGACAGAGGTGTCATACCAAGAAAGAGTAACGGTAGGAAGTTATACGATGTAAGCCTCGTTGACATTGAAGAGAATAAAGACGAGGAGTTGGTATTTTAATGGCTTTGGAGGGTTGGTCTATTAAAAGAATGCAAAGAAACGAAATTAAGGATTTTATTGAACGGTGGCATTATTCGAAATCAATCAACGGTTGCAAATCATCTTATCATTATGGTTTGTTTGACAGCAATATGAACATGCAGGGTGCTTTATTTTATGGAGGCATGGCAATGGCTAATCAATGGAAAAAATTTGCAGACAATGAGCAAGATGTTTTGGAGTTGCGAAGATTATGTTGTGTTGATGAAACACCCAAAAATGCAGAAAGTTTTTTTATTGGTGCCACTATTAGAGATTTAAAGAAAATATGGAATGGTAAGGTGCTTGTAAGTTATGCAGACAAACAATACGGACATTCAGGAACTATCTACAAAGCATCTAATTGGGAGCTTGTTGAAGAATCTAAGGGTGCTAAAGTTATTCGTTGGGGTGATAAGCTTTATCACGATAAAACCATCAGAACTAAATATAAGCCACCTAAATTTCATAAGGATCAAGGTGTCCTGTTCGGTGACACAGAACCACAGGCTGATGGTATGTTAAAGCCATACGCAAAAAGATTACTTAAAGCACTTGAGGATGGCGAAGCACATTACACGGAAACTTTAGGAAAATATACTTTTATATATAAGCTATGAACAACATATTTAAAGATCAAGAACAACAAACACTGGTATCAAAGGTTAAGCTCACGGACTTAGATAAAACGATCTATCAAAACTTTGATTATGAGTTCGATGGCACGACAAAGTTTGAAGTACCTAATATGCCTAACATCGAAGAAGGTTTTAGTATTGGCGTTATCTTTGGTTCAAGCGGTAGCGGTAAGTCAACCCTACTCAAACGCTTTGGAGAAGAGGAAACGCTGACTTGGGAGCAAGATAGGTCGGTAGCGTCACATTTTGAATCAGAGCAAGACGCTATACAAAGACTTGGTGCTGTAGGACTGAACACGGTACCAACATGGGCAAAGCCTCGACATGTCCTATCTAATGGCGAAGGGTTCAGAGCAGACTTGGCTCGCAAATTGAAAAATAACGCAGTGATAGACGAATATACTTCTGTGGTTAACAGAGATACCGCTAAGAGTTGTTCGGTAGCACTATCAAAGTATGTAAAAAGAAAAGGTTTGAAAAACATTGTTTTAGCAACATGTCACGAAGATATACTCACATGGCTTGAGCCTGATTGGGTGTACTGTACTGACACGCAAGAGCTAAAAAGGGGGTATCATCGGCAATCTATACAATTTCAAGTATACCGATGCGATAAATCTTTGTGGTCAATGTTTGCGAAACATCACTATCTAACAGCAGAAATACCTAATGCAGTACGCTGTTATTGTTGTTTATGGGAGAACAAATTGATTGGTTTTGCCTCAGCGATTAGCTTACCGGGTCGTATTCCTCCTCTTTATGAAGGTGACGAGAGAAATAAATGGCGTGAATGTAGGACTGTAATACTGCCTGACTTTCAAGGACTAGGCATTGGAGTACGCTTTTCTAATGCTGTTGCAGATTTATTTATTGAAGAAGGCTACCGTTACTTTTCCAAGACCGCACATTTA